CTACGCTTGCTATGCAGCGAATGATGATTGGTGCTGTAGCTCGGGCTTACAACCCTGGTTGCTCTATGTCCTGGCTACCCATTCTTGTGGGTGCTCAAGGTGTAGGTAAGTCTATGTTCAGCCGTAATCTTGTTCCTGACCAGCTGTTCTCGGAGATTACAACTCCGTTAGATACACTGATGAAAGAACAATACAGGCTACACGTTGCGTGGTTGCTTGAGCTTCCTGAGATTGACAACTACTTCAACGTACGAAACATTGAGAACTTCAAGAACCTTATTACTACACGTACTGATGAAGTACGTTTTCCGTACGCTTCGCTACCTAGTAAGCTTCAGCGTAGGTTTGTTCTCATTGGTACTACTAATCGCAACCAGTTTCTGGTTGATAGCACCGGCAATCGTAGATTTGTCCCCCTCGAAGTAGGCGGTGGTTTCCAAATTCCTTGGAAGAAATTAGTTGCTGAGCGAGATAGCCTCTGGGCTGCTGCTGTTCAAGCCTATCGTCAAGACGTTGGCTACGAATTCAACAGCGGAGAAATTGCTGCTATTGCTGATTACATTCAAGAGTTCGGTGACCCTGACCCTTGGATGGATAAAGTCGCTACATACGTTGCTGTTAGAGAAGAAGTTACTGCTGCTGAAGTACTTACTAATGCATTAGAACTTGACCCTCGTAACCAAGCACGACGTGAAGGTAGGCGTGTTGCTGATGTACTTCAATCAATGGGTTGGAGACGTCTAGTTACTAGTAGAAAGGACCCACTCACTGGTAAGTCAAAGTCAGTACGTATCTGGCGTAGACCAGCTGATGACCCGCTTAATGAAGACCATATCTTGCGAGACTTCTAGTCACGTAATTAATACTTTTACACTACACTTTAGTTATTCAAAATAAATATTATGCTTGCAAAAGATATCAAGATTGGTCAGCGTGTCTACGTTAAGCCAAATGAAATGACTGCTTTGATTGTTGGTCGGCCTGAGTATTACACTCCCCGCGCCAAACTAGTCCGCATTAAATACGAGAACAGTACTCGCTATGAGTACACAATTAATGCCAACATTGAGCTACTGCCTATTGAAGAGCAGTATCCAGCTCATGGTGGTAACCACGTACGCGCTGAAGGTGAGTTTTAATGTCTGAAGCTCAGCCTGCAAAGAGACGTGGTGGTCATGCATATGGTCGCCGTAACCTACAGCTTTCAAATACAGCTGAAGAAGGTGAGCTCTGCCTTTATGCCGGCCATTCTGTTGGCAGGTTTAGCTCATCATCAATGCGGTTTGATAGCCATCAAGCCTGCGTGAGATGCGTCGCAGCTGCACGTGAAGGTCGATTGTCTTTTGACATCGACCGTCTGCTTAAGAAAGAGCAGAAGCGTGCACTTAAGTTCTGGTCTCAAGTAGAAATCGGTTCACCTGATGACTGCTGGAACTGGAAAGGCTGCATCAACAAACGTACAGAGCAACCACAGTTTGCCTGGCGACGGCATGGCATCAGTAGTTCAACGCAACATCATCCTCAACGTGTTGCTATGTGGTTCACCTGGGGCGACTTAGGCTTTACCGGAGTTAAAACTACATGCGGCAACAAGTATTGCTGTAACCCCTTCCATATTATTCCTCAAAAAATTGGAGTATTTGTAGACCACGACAGCTATGCCGAAAGCTTTGAGCTTCAGTGCCAGCTCCATACACTTAAGCAACGTGTTGCTGAGTATGTTGTAGAGCAAGCAATGAAAGAGCAAGAGAAGCTATTTGAACAAGAAGAACTTGACGAACGTGCTAACTTAATCTTTGACCCTGACTCTCACTTCTCCAATAAGTTTGAAGCAGTGATTGAAGATATGCTCGCTGGTCGTCATCCCAGTCAATCATCTATTCCTAATCCAGACTCGCTGAATAAGCCAACTGATAATGAAGAGAATGCCACAGATGATTATTAAATTACCTATCCTTATTAAAGAGTCATTTAGTTATGTCACGCCGAACCGATTTACTTCAGCAACTACTTCAATCAGATAAATTTGGAGAAGAGAAAGAAAATGAGCAGAAGTTTCTTGCAGCTACTGCAGAGTTAATTCTCACTGATCTAATCAACATCGCAACCAACGGTGTCTTGGCTAAGGGAGCTGGTGCTCTCATCATTAACCTGCAGAACGATTCCACTACTTTCATGAGCGGAAGTGATATCGAACGTGATCTCATTACCGCTGAACGTGAAGAAGACGAGGAGATTGTTAAGTTCCTGCGTAAGTTAATCGAAGAGGTTGACGAAAATGACTGGTCTAAAAACGTACTAATTACATTGATCAGTGATGCTGGAACAAGAACATTTACAGTCGAAGCAGGTGGGAGCCAAGAAAGCTTTAGAGCGCTCTCAAAAGAATTTAGCTGACAAACTTAAAGCTAAAGGACTAAAGCTACCTCTGTACCCTACACCTCAACTTATTGAGCGTGCTCGTGAAGTCATGGGTAGCATTGACTTTGACCCAACAAGTGACCCTGTACAGCAGGTTCTTGTTGATGCCACATCAGTTCCAAGCATTGAAGTCAACTGCTTGAAAGAGCACTGGCACGGTAATGTCTGGGTCTCACCCAAAGGAGCCGTGCGTGATTGCAGGCTATGGCTTAATAAAACTATCAACGAATATCGTAATGGCTACATCAATAGCTTTGTATTTTTCTGTAGTGCATCGGAATTACTTCGCGCTGCACCTGTTATCTGGGATTACCCTGTCTGTATTCCTTTCAAGCGTGTCAAGCAACTCAGAGCTACTGCCAACGGTTTTGAATCAGTCTCTCCTTCTACTTGGAACCTTCTAGTCTATGGTCCTCCATTAGACCAGACACTCAATGACATTGACAAAGTCACTTTGTTCTACAACAAGTTTCGTGATGTTGGCCGTGTCATTTACAACGAGTATGCAGGGGATAACTGGGCTAATGACCTAGACCATTTTGAAGAGTGCAAAGGTAAGCTGTGATGAGTAAGCATATTTCCCCTAGTTTTTTCTACACACTGCCTTCAGGTAATCGAGTGCATCCCTGCAGGCTTATCCATAAAGATGGCACGCTGATGTGGAAGCACGCTCTCCTACATCAAAATGAGCACAAGCTTCCTGTATCTGAAGCACATGAGATGCACATAATAAAAACTGCTCAGCGCCTAGAGGAACTGAACAGTTGGGTGTCTTCTGATTTAGAAGCTTGGGATTGTCTTATGCCGACGGCTTGGTATGTTCCTGAGGAACCTGAACTTGCTGAAGGTATCGCTGTTTACTTTAAGCACACTACTAGACACATTGACTATATCTACCCAGCGTTATCTTCGCACATATTAGATCACGAGCACCTAGAAATACGCGACCAATATCTGTACTTCCGTCGCTGTTAACAGGGCGCGTACCCGCGCCTATATCATTCTAAGCTATCAATAAGTCGAGTAAGATACCATTGAGCTTTCTTCAAATCTTGCAGTGGGTTGTTCTTTAGCCACACACGCAGTAAATACTTCAGCACTTGCGCTTGCAGAAATCCTGCTTGCACTGATGGTGCAGGTTCAATGGCGTCTTCAATAATATCAATTGCTTCTTGACTGCCATTTGTGTAGTGCGACGGGCTATTAACTTCATCAGTATCTTTTACTGAAGCCAAGTGAAATGGCTGCTTTAGTTCCCAGCAACCGTCAAAATATTTGTCTTTGTTATCCATTTGGTATCACATCTTTGTGTTTCACTACCTAATATAGAGACAAAGAACTGAATATGTGACGTATGCCTAGTCCTGCAGGTGACCCTACCTACATCAAAAATAAAGATAGATACTTCATCGAACTTGCTAAAGCAGTAGCTAGAGGTTCCACTCATCCATCAGCTAAAGGTGGCTGTGTCATTGTCCGTGGTCGAGAGATTATCGGTGATGGTCGCAGCATCCTTACTGATAGCAAAGTAGAAGTTGATTGCCTTTCATATGCAATCGCAGCATCAGCTAAAGCTGGTACTGGTGCCATTGGCTCAACCATCTACACCACTCGCTATCCATTCTCTAGCTCTGTATTCCAAGCTCATGTAATGGGTATTGCCCGAATTGTAGTTCTGGCTCATGAGTGGGAGCCGTTCTACAAAGATGAATTCAGACGAGCAGCACGTCTTGCACGAGAAGTATCTATTGCAATTGAACCAATCTTTCTCGATAAAGACCCACGTTTAACAAAGAATACATATGACCGCAACATCGACCAAGAGCTCTTCCCAGACTCGAACCCATTTGAAACGGATGAATATGATCCAACAGATGCAACAACTACCCACAATGAAGACACAACTACTGTTTGACCTTGAATCAACTGGACTACTCCGTCGTGGAAGTCGCATTCATTGCATTGTTATGCGTGATGCAATCGACGGCACTGCTTCTGTATTTGACCACCTACCTGAGAGAGCTCTCCTCCA